AAGTTTCTTTAGTTGTTCAGCGTTGACCATTCATCACCTCCATTACCTTGTTATAACTGTCGATACACGCATTCAATTGGGCCGTGTTTCTGTCGCCTTGGGCGATGATTTCGGCAATGGCTGCGAGGGTTTCTCTGTCGGAGTCAGAAGTTTCATAAACCTGTCTGACAGGTTCACTTCTCTCTTTTGGGCTATCTCCGGCGGGAGTGGGGGCATTTGCGGGGGCTTGTACACAACTTGTGGACGGGAGCCGCAACCTACCAGCACGAATAGCAGAATCAAGACTAGATTGCTTTTGATTGATGACATTATTGGCCTCCGAAAGTTTGGTTGATTGTTCATTCAGTTGTTGGGCAAGTTCACGCTCTTTCTCTCTTGCTTCATCATTCTTTTTGGCAATCTCAACTTGCATCTCAGCATCCCTGTCACCCCATCCAACATGATGCCCATACCCGTAAGCACCGCCCACAGCAATCATGGCCCCAATGATGAGATATGGGTTAACCATTCTTCACCTCTTGCCGAGCAAGGGCGATTTCTTCCCGCACAGAATCAGCTTCTAAATGTTGTGGTGGGGTAGTGGGGGGTGGTGGGGGTGTCCAGCTTTCATCAAGCGGAGGATTGACCCAAGCAGGTAAAGCACCAGATGGAGAAGTCCAAGTGGATGTGGCAGGAGGGCTAGGAGGGGCAGGAACAGGCGTAGGAGGCGCTGAAGTTGCAGGTGTAGGCGTTGGGCTATTTACAGTCCCTACAGCCCGTTTGCCAACAATCCCACCGATACCGCCAACAATGAGAAGAACAATATCGTTCAGCATCTTGGTATAGGCTTGATCGATGGGAGCCATGCTCTTGATAGGCTGAGTTACAAAAGTAACCGAATAAAGCAATGAGAACACGATGCCAAACAAAATGATGGTAATCATCACCACCACAAAGCCCCAAATACGAACTTCTAGGTCTTCAGGAGAGTATTTACTTTTTGTCATCATCGGCCTTCTTTTCTTCAACCTTTGGTGGGTCAATTTTGGTGGTCAAGATAGGTGCTACAAGGTATTCAGGACAGGTTTGGGTGAATAAGCATCTGGGCTTTTGACACTCAGGCAGGTCAAATTTATCAGGATTTTGGCAAACATAGCGGTATCTGTCTTCACATCCACCCAGCAAAAGAACCACCGCAATGGATACAACAATCACGCCCCACAGAAACCTATTTTGATTCATTGCGTTGCCTATCTAGTTGTTGACGCTCGTACTCTAACTGTTGGCGCAGTCTCTCCATGCGCTCAATCTGCATTTTGCTTTCCTTTTGTGCAGCCAGTGTGTCATAGTAAATGCTCCCCAACAGCGGAAGCAGTAGGACAAAGACCAGCACCATAGCAACTAATGCGACTAGAAACCCCATCTTACCTTTCGATCCATTATTAGAAGGCTGAAGAACAGGATTAGGTACAGGACGAACACCAAACAAGCTACCCCGTAGATTGCCTTGTCTTGGATTGCGCTGATTACCTTTCTGCGTTGCCATTCAACCTCTCGCTGTTTCTTTTCTTGGGCCAACCTTGCTTCTTCTTGTTCAGCAATGATGATGACCCTCATTTGATTTACCCGTGTATACAAGTTCCCCAACTCTGGGGGTGACTGATACACCATGATCTCTCGAATCTCTTTGGCTAACTTCTCAAACTGCGTCTTGGCAAGTTCCCTGTTTAGCGCAGACTCCATGATGTTCTGATTTGGGTCATAGACGCTTTTAGACTTTTCTTCTTCTTCTCGAATGTGGTCTGCAAGCTGTTGCTGAACCCTGAAGAACTGCGACAGATTAGCTGCCAAGTCAGAGACAACCTTGTTCTCATCCCAAACCTCTGGTTCAGCCTTTTTTGCTTTGGGAGCAACAACAGGGGCTGTGGGCTTGGGCTTTTTCTTCTTGAAGAACCCAAAGAAGCCACCCACTTCTTCAGCAATAGCCGTGACCTCTTTAACAGTCTTTTGGGCTGCGGCAACAGTTCCCTTGACCTCTTTATAGAGTTCACAGCCTTTGCGAATAGCTGCGACACAGCCATTTGCCATTGCCAGAAGGGTGAGAGGATCAATCTTTTGCTCCTTGTTTATTCAAGGCACACTACTCTGCGATAGCCCGTCTTTCATTACCTTCTCTCAGAAAGGTTGTACTGTCCAACAGCACTTGGCGCAACAACACTACCAAGAGGCGCTGATTGTTGAGAAAGCATACCGCCTACACGTTGCAATAACTCTGGACGCTGGCGCAACAACATATCAATTGCCGCTTGTCCAGCAGGACTGTAAGCTGGAGGAATAAGGCCAACCGCAGGAATTGCTACCTGAGGCTGAGACAACAATCCAAATCCACCAAGAGTAGATGCCGCAATGCGACCTTCTAAAGTTGATCTTGCTGTGTCTCCAAGAACTTGAACTGCTGCATCGGAGATTTCTTGTCCTTTAGCACGACCTTTAGCAAATGAAGTTTTACGTCTTGTTTGATCTTGTTGGCGAACAGCAGTATTGAATTGTTTTGGCGTGAAAACACCATTGTCTGCACCAGAATTAGCAGCCGCTACATTGATAACAGATAAATCACTGTATGCACCATCTATCCTACGCAACTGAGATGTTTGTTTGGGATTCTGGAAATACAATTCTTTCTTGATAACACCAAGAACATCTGTTAAAGCCTCTCCAACTTCACGCTCGGAAGCTGTTGAGCTATTGGCATAGTTGCTTGCTTTCTTACGCAAATCAGACTCAATGCCTTTGTATGTTTGACCATCTATCTTTTGACCAGCAAACTTGCCAAAAACAATATCATTCAATGCTTCAGTAATTTGCGTTCTTTGATTTGAATCCAAACTCTTAGCCTTACTCAAAGAACCAAGAATATTGCTAGTTGTTGTAAAGTTTAAGTCAAATGACATTTTCGACAAAACATCGTCATATTTCTTAGATACTTCGTCAGAAGCATAAGCAATGGCATCTCTGCCAACAACATCAGCAGGTAACTTATCATTAACCTTCTGGAGAGCTTTATTGATTACACCTTTGTTAAAATCAAACAATACTCTCTGTCTTGCATTCTCAATACTTGACCCAATTAGCGGTAAGTTTTGAGAGAACTCTTCGATTGTTTTAAATTGTCCACCAAGAGTTTGACCTATTGTTGGAGTAATCCCAAGATCACGCATGGTTTGCTCTGCTTTAGAGACTAACGGGTTAAGTACTCGACCCGCACCAGCAACAACCTTTTCACCAATAGGGCCAGTAACTGCACCTAAAGCAACTTGTTCAGTCTTCTGTTCGCCAAAAGTGCCTTCTCCAACAGCAGGTTGCATAGCTCCACTAACAGCACCACCCGCTGCCGCTTGTCCAACAGTAGATACACCTCTTGCCCTTGCTAATTGAGCAACTCTTGCCGCAGGAAGTAAACTCACGGGGTTTAGAATGTTGCCACCCAATCGTGCCACATCAAAGCCAGAGCCACCTTGAGCTTCACGTTGAGCCTGATATGCTTGCTCTTCAGCTTTAGCCATTTCATCAAGACGCTTTGCTTCTTCAGAGAAGTATTGGCTAACAGGATTAGGCGTAGTGCCACCTAAACTTGTAATACCCGCTAAAGCACGAGGAAGCAATTGAGCCGCACCAGTGATTGGGTCTTTTAAACCCATCAAGAATCCAGATGAAGGAGGAGCAACTGGTGGTTGAGCAGGTTGTGGTTGCAAAGAACTCTTAATTCTTGCAAGTGCCGCATCCTCACTCAAGCCATCAGGCAACTCATAAGACACACCCTTGTATTCATAAATGGTAGGCATGATTAGTTATCCTTTAATTTGATGGGATTTTGAGGAGAACCAAGAGGTGCATTTATTGGCGCTGTTGATAAAGGCTCATTTTTACCAGCAGAACTTACTTGTTTTTGAAGTCTCTCAATGTTGTTCCTTGTTTTTCTTTCAGCACTCTCTAAAACACGCAACATTGCTTTTGGCTCCATCCTTAAATCGCCAGCAACAACTTTTTGTAGGTATTTCAACTCTTCATTAGAGTCATTACCGCCAAACTGTTGCAATCTAGGAATAACAATTTCACCAATGTTTGCCATGAATACTTCAGTGTTTTCAACCTTTTGTGGGCTTCCAATACCAGTAAATTTAGCAACAAATTGTTTCTCAGGGCCATACGCACCAGCATAGATGCCTTGATTAACTATTTTGATAGCGTCATCAAACGCAGTCTTCAAAGAGAACTGGCTTTCAATATTGGCTACATTAGTTCCAATTACTTCACTAGCCTTTTTAGCTGCCGCACCAGTATCAACATTGATTCCACCAATAGTGACATTGCCGGTGCCTTTACCTGCGCCTTCAACCTTTTTAGTTGCGTATTCAAGCATACGTTTTTGGAAAGGTTCAGTGCCTGGTTTGAGTCCCGCATCAATCAATGTTTTGGCAAACTCAGAGTATTTCTGAATATTAGGGCCTTCATATAACACAGAACCAGTAACAGCATCAACTAAAGAATTTCCAACAACAACTGTTTTATTTGATTTTTCAATAAGTTCTAGGTCTTTAATGTTTCCACTTTTTGCATACAAATCAATGCTCTGCGGAGTATGTTTACCAGCCCGTATTAACTGTTGTAGTGGATCAACACCTTGTTTCTCACGCAACCTTTGTTGTGCCAATGCAACTTCACTAGCGGCCTTACGAGAGATATTTGCAGCTTCTAATGCACCTTGAGTATCTCCAACTTGTTGCAAAGCACTTGCATATTGACCCAAGCCCTCTGGAGTGCTTACATCAAACTGTTGTGCCAAGGCATTGCGTTGGCTAATCAGACGCATCTGAGGGTCTTCTACACCCATCAGACCAGCAAACCCACCAGCGGCACGACCAGCACCAGCTTGGATAGCGGCATTTGCATACTGCATAGGGTCAAGTCGTGCCATAGCAATGGCATCACTCATCCCCTGACGATTGCGCTCTTCCTGATACATCTCAGGACTAACACCAAACAAACTTCCAACAATATCTGTTGCCATGACTGTTCCTTAGAAATTAGCGTTTACATCATCTTTACGGGTATCTGTCCCATAATCTATTGGAAGGCCACCACTGAATAATCCCAATAAATCTGGGAAATTGTTTCCAGTAAATTGACCCAAGGCATTGCCAAACTGAGTGTTTCCACCAGCACCAACCAATGCTCTTGCCAACGGGTTGTATTGCATGGAAGGAAGTCTAGCAACAGATGCCGCAGTGGTTCCTCTGATTCCAAGTTCACCAGCCCTTGCACCAGATGCAGAACTCAATTGAGCCAATTGCTGACTTATTGACAAAGGTTGTTGTCCAAGTTGCTCAAGTGATGAACCAACACCAATACCAGTGCTGAATGGTGCATAAGCACCCGTCAAGCCCTGACCATAAGCACCAAGCAAGTTAGCACCCGTACCCATCAAGCCAGCACCAAACTGAACCTGTTGTTGACCAGCTTGCTGTGCGCCAGCAGCCAATTGAGCATCCTGTTGGGCCAAAGCGTTGTAGTAGGCTTCCATCTCAGGAGATGCCGCCCGTAGACCTTGACCACCACCTGGGCGCATACCAGTGCCACCAACAGATAGACCACCACGACCAGTGTTAAATAGTTGGGTTTGCAGTTGAGCCAATTGACGCTCACGGCTAGGAGCCAACAAGTTCTGTTGTTTAGCCATGTAGTCAGCGGCAACCTGCTCTGGAGACTGAGCCAGATACTGTTGACCAAGACCAAACAAACCTTGTGCGCCAGCAGTTAAAGGAGCATAACGACCAGCCGCTTGTTCTGCCTCAGTCAAGCCTTGACCAGTTAAGGCCATAACTCGATCTTGCATTGCCTTGAGTTCTGGGGTTAACTGATAACCAGCACTTGTCAATTGACCAGTTGTAGGATCAACTTGGAATTGGCTTGTGCCAAACCTTGTGGTTGTTCCAATAGGTCTAAACTGTGCGCCAGGAACCGCCCTACCAGTTGCCTCAGAAATCATCCTAGCTTGTTCTTCAGATGCTTTAGCCGCAGTTTGACCAGCCAAAATACCACCAGCGCCACCAACAGCGCCACCTAAAAGTGATCCTAATGCCTGTTGTTGAGCCGTTCTTTGTGCTGTGGTTAAAGGTCTTACGCCACCGCCACCAGCAGTGCCACTAAGCAATCTTCGCAGTTGCTCAACAGTTAGGTTTCCATACATGGCTGGGTTTTGATTTGTCCCCATTCCACCAGCACCACCTGTTGGATCATCGTAAAACTGTGTATTACTACTATTCATCATGCCTGTTGGATCAGTTGCATAATCAATTGGAGTTCCTTGATAATTGTAAAGTTGATTGTAAAAATCATCTTCTGTTCCATAATATTGACCAGCCCCGCCTGTTGGGTCATCATAGGTTGCCATATTTCCTCCAGTATTTCCAGTAATCGGTGTTTGTGGTGTTGGTGTGGGTATATCAAACCCAGATGTGTCTGAAATGTCTTGTGTGGTATCAAACGCAGTTGTGCTTGGTGGAATTGATGATGTAAGGTCATCAACTTTTATGTTGGAAACACCACGAATCAATGCTTGCTCACCAGTTTGACCAGCAAGTAATCCAGCAGTAGTTCCAGCAGCTACTTGTCCTGCAACAGCAGAGCCAGTTGCTTGTGCAGCAGTGCCACCAGCAAGGCCAGCACCAGAACTGATAATTCCAGACTTAACAGCTTCTTCAGGAGGCTTGCCAGCCAAAAGATTAGTTGATGTACTAGAGACAAAATTATTTATTGCACCAGGGTCACCAACAAGATAGCTTCCAACAGCGCCACCAGCAGCACCAATAACACCAGCTTTCAACGCTTCTTCTGGAGACTTACCTTGAGCAACTTGTAGGGCGGCATTTGCCACACCAGTACCAATTGCTGTGGCATAAGCGGCAAAAGATTGAGGAATAATTCCTGCTGTCAACATCTGTTGACCAATAGCCGAACCAACACCTGGAGCCGCAACACTCAATGCAATTGCCGCAATCAGTGGTGCGTTTTGAGAAAGGCTTAAATCTTTGTCTAGTTGAGCTAATTCTTTGCTTACTGTCTTTTCAACGGGTTGGGTTAGATTTGTTACCTCACGACTAATAGCAGTGCTAGGGTCTATGCTTGCAAAAGAATTTGATAATTGATTTACTGCGCCCATTTGAACCTCACAATTGTTTCGTATGTTCTAAACAATCCATCATCAATTTTTTTGGTTTCAAATGAATATGGTTGATGCTCAAATAACTCAATAATTTTTGGATTGTCGTAGTAAGTGACTGCAAAATCATATTGATTATCTTTTAAATCATCAAAATACTTTTGCATATTAACAATTAAATCTTTTGCTCGTTCTCCATTGATGCAATGAAATTCAATGCCATTTTTTTCAATTTTCTTTGTCAAAATTAGTGTGTCACCATGGCGAACAACAAAGTTTCCTGTTTTTGGAGCATTAATCAATCCATCAAAGTAGGCATCAACTGTCATGGTAAAACCACGATAGTTCTTTGCCAAGTCTTCAGAAAGGATTTGTCGAATTGCTTTCATTAGACAGTGCCGTTAGCCACAATGTTGCCCAACACAGTCAGGTTACCTGAACTGTCAATCTTCATCACATCAGTTCCTGAGTGACGAATAAGTAGATTAGACCCACTCTCAACAAAGCTAAAGTTTGTGAAGGTTCCATCTGCCTTGGTTGCAATGGCAGTGGAAATGTTGGTGAACTCAGTATCAATCTCAGTTCCCTTAACAACCTTGCTTGCATTCCCTGGCGACAAAGCATCTTTAGCCGCAAAGTTGGTGGTTTTGGTGTAATTTGCCATGTTTCTTCCTTAAACCAGTTTGCCGTTCTTGGCTTGTATCTCAATCTTTTGAATGCTCACAGGATAGCCATTGATCTGCACTTCATAACCCGTCTGCACAGTCTTGCCAGAACCTGATGTTTGACCAACCAAAGTCTGCAAAGAAATACCATCTGAGTAGTAGGCAACAGGAACACCATTCGCCCCATACTCAGCAGTACCATATTCAGCAACAGTAGACTGAGGAATTTGCAATGTGGTGGAGTAATACTGACCAGTGAAGTCATATCCCCACTTGATGATGAAGCCTTGGCTTGAGCCACCAATAACCACCACAGAAATACGTTTCAGAATAGATGTGACATTGGGCTGTCCCAAGTCAGCATAGGTGGTGAAGTACTGCAATCGGTATGTGCTTGTGTGGTCAAGGTAAGTTCCATACTTGCCCACATAACCATTCTTGCCAATTAGCAAGTCTCCATTGCGTTTAGCAAGGAAAGCAGTTGGAGTGATGGAATCCCACACAGTTACCCGTGAAGAACCATCTTGCAAAGCCGCCTTGGTGTCAAAGCAGTATGTCTGGGTGGCAGTCGGGAAGTTAATCAGGTAGAAAGCATTTGACTCTGAATAGACTGCCTTGATGTTTGCCAATGTCTCAGCATTCACAATCGTCATCAAGTCATCACGCACATTCTTAGACAAGTCCCGCAAAGGGGCAGACTTCTCTTGAATGGTTCTGAGCAATGACCGCACACCACTGTTTGACAAGAAAACCACATCACTGCCTGTGTTGGCAATGGAGTCCCTTGCAATGCAACCAATGTTGCTGATGGTGTCGCTCAGAGACAGGCTTGATGGCGTAGTTGCATTTGCATAAATCAACACTTGACGCTTGCCAAAGATAAACAAGAACCCATTGTGAGCCGCCAACCCTGTAATCTCATCAGACCCATTGGGCCATACCCGTGAAATGTCCAAAGAACCAGCAGTTCCTGTTGACCAGATGTGTCCTGCAAGCAAGTCAGAGAAGTAGACAGTTACAGTGTCAGCAGTGCTACTAGCAGTCCACAAGCGACCATAGGCAGAGATAACAATATTAGTTTGTGGAGCAGTCGCAACATAACCGCTTTTCTCGCTCACACGCCTATATGTGGTGGTACTTACAGCAGGGTCATAGATCAGTGGGTCATAGCCTGACTGAAAGAAATATGTGATTCCATTCAGAGAAGCACAATGCCAGTTACTTGCAGTAATGGTGGGGCCAGTACCTCCCCCCCCATAGGTCAACTCAACAACACTCGCACCACTCAGTTTAAACAGCTTGTTGTTTCCAGCGAACAGAACAGTCAAAGTGCCATCAGTCTGCACCAACTCATGGATGACTGTTACATTGTTTGCACCAAGGTTGCCAGAGGATGTGTTAACCCTTGAAAAGCCTTTGCGAGAGCCAATGCGCCCGTACTGGTCAATTACGCAGTTTGTGGCAATCGCAGCATATCCAGCCGCTAAATCAAGCGGAGAGTCTTGTGTATTGAGTCCAAAAAAGCCTGGAGCCGATACAGAAAAGGTCTGGATTTGTTGGCTCATTGCGGAACAAACTCTTGGTTCTCAGGATAACGACTGCCCTCCAAGGCAATGTAATCCGACAACATGGATCGAAACAGTGTGTAAGCCTCAGACGAAGATAGACCACCATCTTCACCACGCTCAACCAATGCCCTTGCATACGCACCTTGAGCAACAACTACATCAGGGACAAGAATGACAGTGCTATCTGCCGCCAATGGAGCCTGTGGAACTGCCAATGCAAACATGAGGCTATACACGCCATCTGGCCTTGGATACACTGTTACTTTGGCGTTGTAGTTTGCATCCACGCCATCAAAGTTGTATTCGCTTGGGATACCCGTCATAACCACAGAGAAGTTCTGCTTACGATTCATATCCACAAAAGTGGTGTTTTTGAGTCCTATGTTGCTTGTTGCATTGATGGCATCCATCAACTGAAACTTCTGTCCAGCACCAGTTAACCCATATTGGTATGTGCCAGCAACAGTGCTAATGGTGACTGTTTGACCAAGTGCATTCCACCCAAAGGCATCTTCAACCTGACGCTTTGTGTCATTGACAAACTTGGCAATCAGAGTGGAATAAGTGGTTTCGTTGTAAGTGGTTACAACAGGTTCACGCAAGCGGATCAACACATCGTTGACAAGTTCTAGTAGTGTCATGCTCTCGCCAACCCTTCTTGTTCAAATGTTGCTATAAAACTGAAGGAGCTTCCTGCCTCAGTAGTTATTTTTAACTTGTCATCTTCTTCTAAAACAATGTAGGCATTGCCATCAAACTGAAGATAGTTTTTTGATGTGAAATTGTATTGAGTCAATATATCAAGCGTAGTATTAGCACTTGCGTCATACCATTGCACAGTTATATGCTTGGTAGAGCCGCCTGTATTGTGTATATACATTACAGTGAATTTGGCGTAATAGCCCTTTGGACAGGTATAGACTGTTGTGTCTACTGCCGCTGTAGGACTAACACCAACTGATAATGCTCTCATTTCGCCTTTGCCTTGTTCCTTGCGGATATAGCTTTAGCTTTTGCCTTTGCGTCAGCCTTGGAATTTGCACCCCATGCCTTTAGCGAAAGAAGCAGTCTCGTTGGTTCACCATTCTTGAACTCAGGGCCATCATTGCCACCCATACGAGCCAAGAAACTTGCTCTGCGAGGGTTGTCCCCCGACTTTACTGGTGCTTTGAGATTACCACCAGTTTCTGCATTATAAGATGCTCTCCCCTTGGCATTCAACCCCCCTTTGGGATTTTGACCAGCTTTTGTTTGCCAAACAGGAGATTTCATCTACTTCACCTTTTTAACCTTCTTTGCAGTCTTTGCAGCTTGTTTAAAGTCAGCAGCAGTAGGCGCACCCTTGGCCCCTACCTTCCGCATCTTCTCACCAGAACCTTCAGCTATACGCTTACGCTTTGCTGCGATGTTGGAATAAAGTCCAGGTTTCATTTCTTGGCCTTCTTCTTAGGTTTTGCCATGCCAGCTTCAGACAATGCAATGGCAATTGCTTGCTTACGGGAAGTCACTTCTGGCCCCTTTTTAGACCCAGAATGCAATTTCCCAGCGCCAAATTCTGTCATCACCTTGCTAATCTTTTTTTGTGCTTTGGTCTTCATTTGCCACGACTTGATTTCTTCATCATATTGGTAGCAGTGCGACCACCACGCATAGGCAAGCCTTTTGGTTTCCCAATTGCTACCATGATGGTTACAGGAACACCCTTTTTCTTGCCGTACTCTTTGGCTTCTTTCTCGCCTTTTTCAGAGTAGGGAAACTTCTTTTTTCCGACCATAGGCATAGCGTTCTCCTTTATTTCCAGACACGATCAGCAACAAAGGTAATAACACCGCCCATGAATGACGCGATAGTCATACCCATCCAAAATCCACCTTTGCCTTTGTTAGCAAGTTCCAACAAAGCCTTCACATCTTTACTCAAAGAGTGAACTTCATTCTGGAGAGCCTCAACTTGAGCCTCCAGTTTTCCAAAATCTCTAGCGTCTATATCAGACATTTGCAACTTTCCTTGGGCGACCCATGCGCCGTACAACTGGCGGCGTGAAAGCAGTGTCTGTTCTCACGGCATTGGCATCATACGCATCAGGTTCCTTTTCTTGCTCGTCAATACGAACATAACCTTGATGACCCTTCATTGAGTCAATGTCATGTTGCAAGGTAAAACTTACTGTGTTACCAG